TTATGTATTTAGGTAAGTCTTCTCTACTGTTCAAACTACTAAAGACCTGTAATGCATTTTTTTTGAATTCATCACTACTTATTGCATCTTTGAAAGCACTTTGTACTTCTTCGTCAGTAAACGGAACTTGTTTGATTTCGCTTCCTTTTACTTTATAAGCAGTAAGTGATGTGGCATCTATTATGATTTTTCCGTCCTCTGTATCTTTCACCGTAATAGGGGAGTTCGGTTTATCTTTTATATTATCTAATACTTTTTGTATTACATTGAAATCAATAATTCCTTTTTCAGATAATTTTACTAGAGATACGAAAGGTATTTCATCTAATCCAGGATAGTCTAGTAGGTATTTAGATGTTCTTTTATTTAATTTAATATCAGGATATTCATCTTCGGCTTGGTATAATCCTATCTTTACGTCATCTCCTAGAGTTAGTTTAACTATAGTGTCTCCGTCAGCGGTAACATATAATCTCTGGTTAGGATCTAGTTCCCATTTTTTTAATTTTACTAAAATCTTTTTTACACCAAAAGGAATTGAATCGGAAGCGAGGAGCTTCGTTTCGATAGGGGTATGTAGATTACTTGTAACTGACTTTCTAGCTTCGTCGGAAAAATTGTTTAAGTTTTTTAGAAGCAGTTCAGGTTCTACCAGATCAGGTGTTCTAACTACAAACCTTAATACGTCTGGAAATTTAGATAGACGGTCTCTTACAAACTCGTCATCGGAAATATCGGAAAATAACTTAGATTGAATACCTGGCCTGTCATCTCTTGCATTCTTTCTAGCAACTAAATAAGACTCTTTATCCTTATAAGGGAATCCAGTCCACTCTCTATAGTTTACAGTATTTGTTTTATATTTATGCACCATTTTTTCTTGGGAAGATAACGGTACATACTTAATTATAGATTTGAGATTTGGTACCTCTCTTAACCAGGGTGCTTCATTTAGCAACTCTTCAAACGTAATTGGATCAGGATAATGCGGGCTATTGTCTCTAGGATGTAGTACATAATTTTCATTACCAAAAACTTTTGGATCTCTTACAGCAATAACAACAAAGCTTAATTTATTGCTTTTGGGTAAATTAGTATTTTTTGCTAAATAGAATGTTGGATATCCTCTTACTTCACTGTACCTATGTCCTGACCAAGAAGATTGAGAAATACACCATTTCTCGTCCTTACCATACTTAATACAAGTGCCTTCAGTATTACCATTATAAATTATTATGCTATTGTCATCATTATGATAGACTACATCAGGTGTTATTTCTTCACCTTCTTCCTTATCGTCCTCTGTTTTACCTTTTGTTACAACTCTTATAAGCTCAGGTACTTTGTAATTAGCCAGATCTCTACGATCAATAGGAAGTTTTTCTTTAATTTTATCAAAGATTTTGATATACTTCCTTAGCTCTTCTTCTGAAACATCTAAATTCAAATCTTCGGCTTGTTCTAAAAATCTCTTTATGAAACCGGTGATAGCTTTTTCGCTATATGCTTCAAAAAGCCTTTTAGGTCTGCCGCATGATTTACATTCGGAATTATTCGTTAGTATGTCTATTAATTTATACATATTTACCAAGCTCTACATGACCAGTAACGGGCTTTCCATCTAGGTCCAGGATTGCTACATTTATGTCTTGCTCTAAAACTTTTTCTACGTTTAGGATTAGACCTTTGAATCTTCATATTAGGGTCGCCGAAGTTAACCTTCACTACGTTTCCGTTAGCGTTCTTAACGTAAACTGATCTTTTCTTAGGACCTCCAGGGGTCAAAAAAGGTTTACCTAGACTAACTTTACGGCCTCTGTACTCTGCTTCCTCTAATTTATTTTCATATTCTAAAAGATATTCTGCAAGACATGCTTCACAGAATCGATCTATTTCATCTATCTCTTTTTGATTAAAATCTTTTAAATCATTTTTGAGCTCTTCAAATTCATTATTATCAATCTCTTCTACATATTTTTCTATATCCTCTATTTTTTTGAAATACCAGCCTTTACCTTGTAAATGAGCTAGAGCTTCCGGATTTTTATAAGAATTTATAAATTCTTTTACTCCTGAAGATGTATTTAATAATTCCTGCAAATTCTCTTTTTGATCGGCTTTTAATTGATGAAACTCTACAGGTCCGTCATGGTCCATAGTATGCATTTCATTAGTCCTGCTTCTACAGTGCCTCTTTCCTGTAAAAAAAGGTTTAGGGCAACTAGTGCCTTTTACATGGACATGTCCACACCTACCACAGCATGTACCTTTCTTTTCTTCTATTTTTATTTCTAGTTCTTTTAGAGTTTTACCGAAATATGCTTTGGTTAAAATATTTTCAAAACGACGAATATTTTCTAATTTACCTCCCTTCAAAAAAGGTTTGTCGTATTTTACATCAATCCAATCTACTGTTCCTGCAGACCCCCCTTTTCCTGCGCTTGCAGCATTAACAATCGTTCCTGTACCGTACTTATCATGTGTAAAAAGGGCTCCAACTCTATAATCAGTTCTTATTTTATAGGGCATCGATTCTTCAGACGCTTTAATTAGCGGTCGTTTTTTTTCTTTTTCAACTACTTCATTACCGTCAATATCTACTAAAAAGACTGCAGTAGGGGTCGTTGCTACAGCGGGTGGCCTGACTTCTAAATCCTCAGGTCTCTCTCTTTTTACGTGCTCTTGTATACTTTTTTTTATTTCTTCATCGCTACTTTTATTGGTAGGATAGAGAGTTATTAAGGTATCGTTTGCTGCTAAAGCAAGATAAATAATCCCGCTTCCATCTTCTGATATCATTTCGATATCTATTTTTTTATCTTCTTGAACTAGTTTTGGGATAAAAACTTTTATCCCTAAATTAACATTATTTGAACGCCCGATATTACTTACCTCTAATCTCGCTAGGCGTAAATTTAACTGAGATTGTAATATAGTAATTAGTTTACCATCTACCTCTTCTTTATTTTTTCCTGAATAGATTTGAGGAGGAAGCTCAATAGCTTTAATTGTACCTCGTACATTTTTTCTTTCGAGATAATGATTCGTTCTTATAGCTTCCCATAGCTGCATCTTGGTCTAGCAGTTTTTATGATTTTTTTATTCCGTCAAAAGTACTAGCCAGCTGTTGGATTCGTTGAGATAGTTCAGAATCAAAAGGTGTAATAGCTATATTAAATTTTAACCCAGTTCCTGTATATCCTCCACCTCTTTTTATCTCGAAATCAACATTTAGTGCTCTTAAAGCTTTACCAAATTCAGCTACGTTTCTCTTATTATAAAGTTCTATATGCATATTAATGTAAAAATTTAAGCATGTACTTGGTAGATTCTACAAGATCAACAACTTCGTCGACTTGATTTTGTATGTAAGAATCCTGCGGAATTTGAGTTCTAATGGTTTCTACAAACTTACAAAGACCCTCAAAGTACATTGTAGGGTTGTCGTCTTCTTTTATAGTTCCAGCCATTTTATATCCGCGTAGAATACCGTACCGGCCTTGATAGCTCTCTACGAGTCCATCAATTAAATCGACGATACCTTTGTAATATCCTTGAAGTGCTTTATGCTGGGCAAATGAATTTGTCTGTAAGTGATAGATGTGAGCTTGGTTACGACTCTGCATCAATGTACCTATAAAGGTTCCGTACTGTTCCATTTTTTGTTATTTAAATCCTTGTACAGAATATTTAAATTTACTATTTGGATTCATTGCATCTATTCGATTTCAGGTAATTGTTTTTTTGCCGCTTTAACCATTTTATGCTTTTCACGTAAGTTTCTGATCATACCCATCTTTCTTTCAGCTAGGCTATGATGTTTATCAGACATTTCAGGTATATCAGTAGCCTCTTTCATGTGTCCGTTTATCTCTTTCTGAAGTCTAGCAATATGCTTATCAATCTTTTCAAGAACGACATCTTTTTTCTTTTCTACTTCACTGAGATGCTTATGAAGTTCGGTACAAGCAGCTTCAGCTACTAAATCGGCTTCATCTTTTTCAGTGTATACGCCATGAATACTTTGAGGTTCAAACTGTCCCATACCAAAAGCGTGGGTTTGATGTACTAAGTCTTTAGGCATAGACTCAGGTCCGGGCTTCAATACTACAAATATCTTGCCTATTCTATCTTCGCAACCTGGATGATCAAAGTTATCATGCATCATTTCTTCTTGATATACATGTTGAGGTAGGTGTTTCATATCAGGTGTGTGTTTTGCCCATCTTTGAGCGATTTTTGGATGTTTAGCGAACATAAATCTTTGCTGGGCACGTGATTTAAACGGCATTTTTGTCTAGATTTTTTCCATTATAAATATCTAGTTTCCTTAGTTCAACAATTTCATTCTTAACCTGTTTGTATATTGTTTTCTTATCACCTCCTCCCCATTTTTCAACCTCTCCTTGCTCGGAAATAAACGAATCCTGCTCGTCTACCCATTGTTCTAGTGCTATTTCAAGATCATTCAATTCAGCATCCTTGTTTCTATTCATGATATTTGCACAATACTCATCCCATTTACCAAGTCTTTTGATTTCTGATTCCATTTTTACAACGCAATCGAAACATTTTCTATGAATACCCCACATTTTCTTATTATACTCATTTATTTTCATTAAGTTATTGCATTCAGGACAACATAAAGGCATTAAAACAAGGTCTTTGATCTTATCGAACTTAGTAACAGACATTTTTATTCCGTTCTTAATAGTCCACGTTTTACCATTTTCTTCCCATATATCTCCCTCTTCGTAATCTTCACCGTTTTTTTCCCATCCGCTTTGTATTTGGGTTCTATCTCCGGCTTTTCCCCCAATAATATTACGCATTCTTTGTACGTCCCGCGGCTTAAACTCTTTTTTTAAGGTATTTTCCATAACATTTTTGAATTTACTAGTAATCTAGTGCGTAGATACCTAAATTTAATTTACCATACTCTCTCATAATAATTCCTGCAATAGAATTAGCATCGTTTTCAGTTTCAGTACCTGTTTCTCCTGCATCGTTATAAAGCAATTCGAGTTCATTTTGACGATGATGAACAAGTTCGTGTGCTAGACTTCTACATATATCTGCAAGGTTTCTCTCGCGAATAAACACCTTTATAGTCCTATCATTAGGGCTGTATTCGCCAAAGGATCTACGCTTGTCTACAAAGTCTCTGGCTTTAATAAACGAGATCTTAGGTAGAGACTGAATCCCTAACTCTTTTTTACAAAAATAAATGAAATGTTTTATTAAATTAAGTTTCTTCTGGTCCACTTTTAGATATTTTCGGGGCAAGCATTTTGAATATTTTTGCACCTGCACCTCTGTTATATGCTGATACAGGAACTGATTCAATAAATCCTTCGTAATCGCCTGCTTGCAAAAGGCTTCTTACATGCGGAGCTGAAGCGTCGGCTTTCCTTTCTTTTACTGTAATAACCTTTACTCTATCACCGAATTGCGTTTGGAGTGATTTTCCGTATTCAGTATCGTCTTTTTCGTCATCTCCTACAGCTATATATACTGGATCAGTTTCAAAATTCTTTTTTAAAAAATCAATGATAGTTACAATAGGTGATTGCTGGGTTGATATTCTTACAGTAATTTTAGGATTAGGTTCTGCTTGTAGATACATATTCCAAATCATTAGAGAATCTTCAGGAGTAATTCCATCAATAACTTTCTTACTTATTATTATGTAAACTTTAGTAATATACTCTTTTAAGGCTAGAGCTTTAGCGGCTTCAAAGTGTCCCTTATGTGGGGGTTTGAATTTTCCAGGGTAAAAGCAAGGACCTGCTTCGTTTAGAACAGCTTCGGCAATTTTTTTTCCTAGTAGTTCAGCGTTGATCATACTAGTAATAAATATCTATCCCAGAAGCAATTTAGGTTTAGCATTTTTGATCTCTTTTTCAAGACCTTTTATGTATTCAACCGCTAGCTCTACTCTCTCATTAATTAGCTCAACCTCCTGCTGATCTAATTCTAGTCTATATATAAACATTCTATAATCAGAAGAGACGCGAGGATCAAAGCTAATAAAGTCACACCATGTTGCTCTAGCGCAGATCATATTCGAAATACATTGGTAGTAGTAGTTTGGAGCTACCTTTTTCAACTTTACTGGGCTATCGATCATGCCGTGTTTAAAGTGGTTGGCAGACTTGAAAGGACATTTTACTTCAATAATGCCGTTAGGTTTTACAATTCCGTCAGGTGATCCTCCGTAGTATTCACTTACAGCAATAAAGGAAGCTTTCTCTACTTTCGTGTCCATAACCTTTTCGTAGTGTTCGATAGCAATAGGCTCAAGCTCGGTACCCCATTCGAGGGCTTGACCATGTGCGGGTTCAGTAACTCCTCCGAAGAGTTCACTGACCTTCTCCAAGAGGTATGTTTTAGCGGTTTCTGTTAACCCTTTTTCACCCATAATTTTATGGATTTCAGAGCTAGTAATCTTACCTCTCCGTAGTTGAAACCATTCTTCTGATCTTTGTTCAATTAACATAGTTGCATTTTTTTAAGCAATAGTTCACCAAAGGTAAGCTGCTTTGCCGTATGTAAATATTTTGTCATCTCTTCAAAACCTATTTCTGATGGATCTTTACCCCCTAGTTCGATGAAGTAAACATCTTTACCTAAGTTAACTAACTCGAGTGCGTAGTTAAAAGACTCTTTTAATGCATCGTTATCGAGTGCTAGATATACTGTCTTAACATTATTCTGTACTAGCTTTAGCATTAACGCTCGCGGTATGGTTTTGCCGAACAGGGGAATGGCGTTTCTCTTTAATGCAATGGCATCAAATATACCTTCACATAAAATTACAGGTACGTTCCAGTTAATGAAGTACTCAAGGCCTATTAATTCGTTCTTGTTACATGAAGGTGCATTATACTTACGTGTTGGATCTTTTTCAAACGATCTTGATATAAAATAGTTTATATGCCCAGTCTTGTCATAAGAGGGTATTATTATTGAATTAGCGTATCTACCCTTCTCACAATATCCGATATTGTACTTTAAGATATCTTCTTCACTTATACCTCTATGCTTAACGTATGCCTTAGCCTGACGATATGTCAGCTTAGTACTAGATTGAGCGAGAGATATAAATTCCTTAGGTAATTGTACGGTTGCGTACTTCTTATCGTCTACTTCAATCTTACCGTAAGGGAAGTAACTCTTCATCTCTGAAATCTGTGCAGGGCTTGCCTGTACTTTTCTTAAAAGTGATACTAGGTTACGTCCTTTAGTGGCTGGTTCACAGGTCCAGCAATGAAAAAATCCGCTTTTTGGATCGATTTCAAGCTTTGGTTTATGATGTTTACAGAACGGACAATGAAAGGCATGATTGCCTTTAGTAGATGGTTTAGATTTACCTAAAATGCTATGTAAAAGTCCAAGTACTAATCGAGATTGCTCCATAGACCCCTCCTTACATATAGTATAAGGATTTATTTAGGTTCTACCAAATCCTTTCGAAAAAACTTAGCAAGAATATTATCGTTATAAGAGGAGTCAGTATGAAGTACGTTTAATCTACATTGAAAAAATACTTCATAGTAGGTAAGTTGTTTTTTATTAAAACAAAATTTAAGTATCATTCTATCAAAATCTTTTACTCCGTTTTCTTGAATTTCTTTTAGCAAAACTTTATTTGAACCCCAATATTCAAACCAATTTGATTCTTTAGTTACTAATTTTTTTGTAGGCTTTTTACCAGGTCCGGTATATTGAGCTAATTCTTTCTTAGTTAATTTTTTTTTAGTATTAGAATAGAGAGATTTTTTACCGATATAAAACTTACCTGTTTTATTGTTTGTTATTTGATATACAAACCCTATACATCCTTTAGGGAACCTGTCTACTGAGTCGTACTCGGTAAGCCGATCCCCTTCAAATATCAACCATTTTTTTACCATAAATTTATTTAACTATCCCACTTAATTATAAAAGTAATATCAGTGTTTGCAGGTATAGGATAAGGCGTCGCTAATTTTCCTACTACTAATAAATCGTTATTTTCGTTGTAGAGTCCTACAGTAGTAGCGTAGGGATGAAAAGAGGATCCAGTAATTTTATCAATAAGAGATCCGTTTACTATCTCGGCAAAGGAAGAGCTCTGACCTGCAGAACTGTAAAAAGGCAGTGCATCTGATCCTGTAATTAATTGCTT